GTCGGAACCAACCCGCTGCAGGGCAGCCGATGAGCACGAACGGCTACTATGAAGACGCTCACGGTTTCGCAGGCAGCCCCCCAACTACGTGAACTCCACGTTTGCCTTTCCAGGATCTGACGGGATTCGTACCCTTTGCCTGGCAAAGTATCGGCTTACGTGTGGAGTCACACAGAGGGGGAGGTACCGACTTGACAGAGAACGCCGTCACAGCACGGCTAGCTAGCAGACTAGAGGAGAGGCACCCCGATGGGGTGACTACGCGGCCAGGGCGAGTGCGCGGGGAGCGTACCGCATCCCGGCCGCAATTGCACCGTGGACAGCCGCCCTCACACCCGGGTCCTCGGCGGTCGATCTGACGAATCCGCCGATGTTGGACAGGTGGGCGCTGAGCTGAGACCAGACCGACTCCGAAGCGGGCACGTATGGTTTGTGCGTGCTCTGGAGGAAGGGGTCAATGGCCTCCCGCATCCGCCACTCAATCGTGAGGGACACGGTATAATCGTTGACTGCAGTGGTGGGACCCAGGACCACAACCACGGGAGTCATGGACCGGTGGAGTTCATCCGACGTCCCGGAAAGTCCGGACATCCACAAGAACTCCGAATGGGCCACGGCGTCCAAAGGGTAACTGCAGATACTGGGGGGCTTGGTCATCGTCTCGTAGGCGGAGAACATTCGCAAGTTGCGTCGGGTCTGAAGACTCAACGCGATGGCGTTCCAGTTCGTCCAGCCGGACAGCCGATTCAATGGCTGTGAGACGGCGCCAGCCCACACATTCCCGGTGGGAAGGACCCCCGACGCCGAACCTGTGCAGGTCACCTCCATGTGAAGGGAGTGCAACGAGCACGACTTCGTCTGCGGGGAAGCCCCGTTGAACAGGTTGGAGGTAACGGCGGTTTCGGTCACCCCGGGAACGTCAGTTCCGGTGCCCCGGATGGCCACGGCGGAGGACAGATGTTCTCCTCCGGAGGAGCCAAAGCTCCCCTGTACAAAAGGACCGACGAGGATCACCGTATTCTGTCCAGACGTATTCGACTGGACGTAGAAGGTGACTCGCTCACGGACCACCGTGTAGGGAGCACACGCACGAGGCCCCGGCAAATGGCCGGAAGTTCGGGCATCGTAGCGTGAAAGGGCACTGGGACCCCCCTGGCGAGGTGCACGAGGCACCGGAGGTGCGCGAGGCACCGGTGTCGCTCGAGGCTGTGGCCGCTGAGGTTGCGGCCGACGGGAGCGCGCTGTTGCGCGACCGTTCTGCGCGGACGCCATGGGGTAGTCACAAAAGGCTCGACGGTGCAAGACGACGAACGGAGGGTGGCGAGAATTGATCTCGAACTCAAAGAAGAAGCCACTCTCTCTTCCAAGATGGCCACGGTGGGCCATCCAGTGGACCCCTCAGGGTCCAAGATCACCAGCGTTTCACCTGAACCCCCCCCTGTTGTGGAGAGGGCCCGGACAGAAGCTCCGTAGCCATTTCTGCAATATTTTCCAGCGTCGAAGCCGGCGGGGATGCGTCATCAGTTGGCCCCCGGGTCAATTGTTTGCGCACTTCGAACGCAAGAGTGAAAGGCTTGGTGATCTTGGTCCCTGCAGCGAAGACAGAGTCCAGTCGTCTCCGAGGGATGTGCTTCAGGGCAAAGACAGGACGCTCTCGTTCGAGCAGCTCCTGCACAGTATTGAGATCGCTGGCCACTCGTCGGCTAGCGGCTTGGTCCTGGAAGCACACCTCTCTCTCTCCTCGTATAGGCTCGAATGGGCTTCGAAGAACCGCGATACCAGTGCGGTCCTCTGTGGAAAGGGGATTGAGCGGCGCATGTTTCTTGACGATTGCAACCCGCTCGAGGCCGGTTGAGGGATACTCTCTGACCTCCTTCCCCTCGAAGTCCTTGTAAAGTTGATGGGATCGACCTGCTAGAAGTTGCTGAAAGGCCGTGAAATGAACGGCAGGTCGACAGACTTCCGGAATTCGAAGACCACATCCCCCGAGTTCCATGGGCGCACAAAGGTTGTAGCGTCCATTTCCAGTGTGGATAGCGATACTGCGACGCCAATGATGCTTGATCCTGTCAAAGGCTCGAGCGGGGTTGTTGCAGTTATCCAAGATCCACTGTAACTTGG